AAGTACCTGGTAAAACAGCTATTCAAGCTGGTACATATGAAATATTTGTCACAATGTCCAACAGATTTAAGAGAATGCTGCCTCTATTAGTCAAAGTGCCAATGTTCGAGGGTATAAGAATTCACCCAGGTAATACTGCTCTAGATACTGAAGGATGTATTTTACCTGGCATGATTAGAACACCTAATGGGGTAGGCAGTTCACGAGTTGCATTCGAAGGTCTATTTCAGAAAATTAATGAGGCTAGATCTAGAATGAATCAAGTCTTTATTACCATAAATAACACTTTTGAAAATTAATCATGGCTAAAGACCTTAAGAAATTCGCTCACCCCGATTACATATGTAATTATCCAGATTACAAACGTCTGAGAGATTGTTTTCAAGGTGAAAGAGCTATTAAAGAAGCTGGTGTATGTTATTTACCCAAACTGAAAGCTCAATCATTAGAAGATTATGAAAATTACAAGTTAAGAGCACTGTTTTTCCCTATTACAGGTAAGACTGTTAGCTCAATGATTGGGATGGCTACTGCTAAACCGCCCAAAGTATCATATCCAGACTTGCTTGAACCTTATTTTAAGGATTCAGCTCAGAATTACCAGTTTACTGAATTTTACATGAGTGTGTTCACTGAAGTCACACTTATGAGTAGATTTGGAGTACTCATTGATGCGCCAGTTTCAGAGGGCGAGCCAATATTAGTACAATATATTGCTGAAAACATTGTTAATTGGGAGACTGATAGCAATGGTAAACTTACAATGTTATTACTACGAGAACATCGTAGAGTGGCAACAGGCGAAAGATTTGAATCTAAGTACGAATGTATTTATAGACATTGCTATTTACTAGATGGCATATATGCTGTAGAAGTACTTAATGAAGATTTGGAGTTGTTAGAAGCGCCTATTTTCCCACAGTTTAGTGGTGAAAACATTGATTATATACCTTGGACGCCATTCAGTGCAGCAGGTGTCCACATGCAAGTGGATAAATCTCCAATGCTGGATATTGCCACTATCAATGTATCCCATTATTTGACAAGTGCTGACTTAGAATGGGGTCGCCATATGGTTGGATTACCTACACCTGTTGTATCAGGTGTAGATAGCTCAACAAGTCTTCATATCGGTGGAACTGCGGCTTGGATACTACCTCCTGCAGAAGCTAAAGCCTATTTCCTTGAATTTTTAGGCGAAGGTCTTGCATCATTAGAAAAAGCTATGACTGAAAAAGTAGCTCTGATGGCAAGTATTTCAGCTAGAATGATTGATAATTCAGCAAGAGGATCTGAATCACCAGAAACAGTTAAGCTCAGATATATGAGTGAAACAGCCTCATTGCTGCATATCATTTCTTCAGTAGAAACCGGCCTAACTTTAATGTATAATATGTTGGCCAGATTGAAAAAGGTTAATGAAGAAGTATCTATTAAGATTCCAAGAGATATTCTTGGAGCGGGTATAACGTTCAAAGATTTGTCAATACTGTTTGAAGCATATCTCAATGGTTCAATAAGCAAGGAATCATTGTTATATAATCTGCGTAGGTTGGATGCACTTGATCCAAACCGAACAGATGCACAGGAGTTAGAAGCTATTCAGGCTGCACCTCCTAGAACAACTCCATCACCAGCTGCTAATGCTACTTAAGGACTGAAATCATGGGTTTGAAATTCACTATTGCTAAGTTAGACGAAGTTCCTGAAGCTGTACGTACAATGTACAAACAGGAAGGAAATGTGTTTGTACTCGATGTCGATGGCGTCGTAGCCAAAGACAAGGTTGACGAGTTTCGTAACAACAATATCCAATTGCAACAGCAACTGGATAAGTTGAAGCATATCGATCCAGAGAAGTACAAAGAACTGGTTACCCTCGATACTCAAGTGAGAGAGGGTGAACTCATCAAGGCAGGTAAACTTGATGAAGTAGTAAATCTTCGAGTAGGCGAGATGAAGCGTACCTATGAGACTGAGAAAGTAAGTCTCACTGGTCAATTGTCCACTGCTAATGCACAATTAGCCATGCTTCTGATTGATAATGCGGTTAAGAATGCCGCTATCAAGAATGGCGTGGTTGATACAGCTGTAGATGACCTGGTACTGCGTGCTAGATCTACTTACGCTCTTGAAAAAGGTGTACCAGTAGCAAAAGATGAGAAAGGTAATGTGATTTACGGGAAAGACGGTGCAACACCAATGCCTATTGAAGATTGGATGGTAGGGTTGAAGAAGACGGCCCCGCACTTGTTCCGTGGATCCACTGGATCTGGTGCTAATGGCGGTAAACACCTGGGAGCAGTCGACATGAGTAAACTTACTCCGTCACAAAAAATCTCATTTGGGATTTCTCAAGGTGGATTAGTAGGCAAGTTACCTACTGAATCCTAAATGTCCTCGATCAAAAGTGTGTACAAACTGAGCAAAATAATTTATAATGTACACATACGCGTAGTTCTTAGGGCCTGAGAACTATCTGAGTCATTAATGAACCCTTGGTAAGGGTTCATCAATGCCTAAGGCCCTCCGGTGGAGGGAAAGTTGGCGATCACGTCATTTTCACTTCATCGGAGCATTCACATGCCGTCACTCACTCTAGTCGAAGCCGCGAAGATTCAGCAAAATCCACTCATCCAGGGTGTGATTGAATCTATCGTCACAGTCAATCAGATGTACGCAGTACTGCCTTTCGATCAGATCGTTGGCAATGCACTGTTGTATACTCGTGAAAACGCAATTGCAGGTGTCGCGCCAGTTGGTATCGGCGGTGGCAGCAATACTGTTCCTGCAGGTGCGAAGACTCCAGCTACATTCACTCCGGTTACAACGCCTCTGAAGGCGTTGATCGGTGATGCGCTGGTTGATCACTTCATCCAAACAACCATGGGTACCCAGAATGATCAGCAAGGGGTGCAGATTGCATCCAAGGCTAAGGCACTGGGTCGCGAGTACCAACGCCAGTTCATCCTGGGCGACAGTGCGGTTGATCCACTGGAATTCGATGGTTTGAACAAGCTCATGCCAGCGGCTCAAATTGTTGAAGGTGCTTCTGCAACTTTGACCCTTGAAATGCTGGATGAACTGATGTCTTTGGTCAAGGCCAAGGATGGTCAAGTGGACTTCTTGCAAGCGCCTGACATGGCTATTCGCAAGTACATGTCTATCCTGCGTAGTGCTGGTGGGGCTACCATGGCTGAATTCAGAACCATGCCTGATGGTTCTCAAGTCATGTTTTACCGAGGCGTACCATTCTTCAGAAATGACTGGATTCCAATCGTGAATGGTGGTGGCGCAGTTCGTACCACTGACATCTACGCTGGTTGTTTCGATGATGGTTCTCGCAAGGTGGGCATTGCCGGTCTTACCAGTCAAGTGCAATCAGGCATCTTTGTGACAGGTGTTGGTGAAGCTGAAGATACCAACGACACAATCACTCGCTTGCGGTTCTACAGCTCCATGGCCATCTTCAGTGAACTCGGCATTGCCAAGCTGAATGATGTGAAGGTTCAAGGCTAATCATGAGCCTCACGGTCGTCACTACGCCATTAGATCCACTGTGCAACTCATACGTGAGTTTGGCGGAGATGCTGGCGTACGTGACCGACCGTGTACCTGATTCAGCTGTACTAACTGCTTGGAATGCCCTCTCAACGGATCTAAAATCTACTTATGTAGTCAATGCAAGTAGATCTATAGATTCATTTACAACTTGGATAGGTGATAAATATTCACGTGATCAACGATTAGATTGGCCACGTGTTAATGCATATATAGATGGATTTATTCTTGATGAGATAACTTTTCCGGATCGTGTTAAAGAAGCTACATGTGAAATGGCTATCTTTAGCATGCAGAATAACGGTGTGATATCTGTTTCACAGAATGCAGCTCTAGATTCTGTAAAAGTAGGGCCAATAACTGTAGATTTTAATGAAGATGTAGGAGGCTCTGCTGAGAAGTATTTCCCAGACATAGTAGCCTATTTATTATCAGATTATGGCTCTGTCAATAACCCCGATTTACCTAACTCTAGAACCATTAGAGTTGCAAGGTTAATGCGTGCTTAAAGATCAAGTTCTGAATGCAGTCGTAAGTGCTAAATTAGCTTTGCAAGATTTAGCAGTCGATGCAATTCATATTGAACAAGGTGAAATTACATATATTCCAGGAACTACTCCAGATTACTCTACGGAATCATCTACACCTGTTAAAATCGTAATCACTAATTACGATGATAAAGAAATTGACAATGACAGGATAATGTCTACAGATCTTCAAGGAATAATATTTTTTGAAGGTACAGATATTACTAACGAACCAAAACCTAATAGTGTCATTAGAGTTACATCATTAAGTACAGATTACAGGGTTATAAATGGTAAAAAGATACTAGTAGGTAATAGAATTGCCATATCTATATTGCAGTTAAGACATACAATTACAGTATGATTTATGTAACTACGATTTCATCTGGATGGCCCTCGAAAGAGGATCTAGATGAAATCGCAGAATCTCAAGTCAAAGAAGTCACTGGTGACATATTTCGCACTGCCGTGAAATTATCACCAGTCTATACTGGTGCATTTCGAGCAAGTTGGCGAGTAAGTTTCAATGAAGCCAGAACCGATGTGACTAAAGGATTTACGCCATCTAACCCAATACGTGGTGCACAATTTAGGTGGCCATCAGGTTTTAAGTTAGGCGATACTGTAATCATATCTAACAATCAACCTTATGCAGACTTGATTGAGTATGGTGGATGGTCTAATCAAGCTCCTTATGGTGTGTTAAGACTTGCAATAGCTTTTGCAACACTCAAGTGAAATATCATATAGTCCAAAAAGCTTTAGAGACTTTCGTTAAGACGAACTGGACTGTTACGGCTATTCAATATGATAATGTAGCTTTTAATAGCGAAATATATACTCAATACATCAGTTGCAATATTGTTTTTGGTGAAGGTGTATCAAGAACAGTTACAAGAGGTTGTTACAGGCAATTTGGCTTATTAATCATAACTATTTATACCAAATCGTCCACAGGATCAAATAACAGATTGACATTGGCTGCAGCAGCTGTAACAATGTTGACCCATAAAGAAGTTCCACCAATTACACCTGACACAACGCCTATAGTGAGTTTGAAAGTCCCTAGTCTACATTCTGATAATTCAGAGAAAAGTGGATGGGTCAGAACTCAAGTAAGTTGCCCCTTCTACTACGATTTGGAGTTTTAACATGTCCTCAGCCGACCTCACAGTACTGCGTTATATTGCTGAATCCACAATTGGCGTTACGCCAGATGATTCAGTCAGAGCCACTGGCACACTCACCGGCTCGGCCAATCTTTCAGACACCGAAACTGTTACTATTGGTTCAAAGGTTTACACCTTCCAAACCACACTTACTAATGTGGATGGCAATGTCAAGATCGCTGCATCACTGGCATTGACCCTTGTTAACCTGCTGAATGCCATCAACTTGGACGCAGGTGTACCGGGTACAGATTATGCCACCTTGATGACAGCTCATACGACTGTCGATGCTACAGCTTCTAATGCTACTACTGTATCATTGAGAGCTAAGGCATACGGTACCGGTGGTAACTCTATTGCTACAACCGAAACATCTGCTACGGCTGCATTTGGTGCAGCCACATTAACTGGTGGGACGAACTCCACTGTTACAGCTTGGAAGGCTATTCGTTATACAGGCGAATCTCTCAATTTCAATATTGAGAACACCAAAACTGCAGAAATCACTCCAACGCGTGTTGAAACTGATATGGTGCAGACATCTGCATCAGGTGCGGGTGATATCAACTTCGAACTGTCATACAATACGTTCAGAGATTTCTTGGAAGCATGTTTCTGCGGTACTTGGGCAGCCGGTGTAGGCGATAATGAAGTGCTGGTTAATGGCACTACTCGCAAATCATTCACAGTTCAGAAACATTTTCAAGACATGGATATTCCACAGTACCACAATTATCGTGGCACATGTGTTGAAGGTCTTACTCTGAAAATGGAAATCGGCAAGATCGTTGAAGGGTCATTTAACCTAATGTCATTCGGGTTGGACTCTTCTACAGGTGTGACCGAAACACAAATTCCAGGTAGTACATTTGGAGCAGCTACATCAACCACACCGATGAATGCTGTCACAAATCTCCAAGATTTCAACATCGATGGAGTGCCATACTCTGGATGCATTAGCTCATTGGGCTTGCAAATCAAGAATAACATCCGTGCCATCCAGTGTCTTGGCTCCTTAGCTCCAAGAAACATGAAGCTTGGTACTCTTGAAGTAACAGGTGACATGGAGTTTTACTTCAATGAAGGATCTAACTTCGAAAAATTCGTAGCTGGTACTGAATTTTCATTTACCTTTACATTGGAAGATGTAGCAGGTAACAAATATACATTCACCTTCGATAGATGTAAGTTTGAAACAGGTGAAGTAGTTGCAGGTGGACGTAACTCCGATGTTATGTTTACTGCTAAGTGGCGTGGACTGTACGATTCAGGCAATTCACGTGTATTACAACTGCTGGCTGATCCAGTATAATAGGACATTTCATGTTCAAATTCGATGCTGACCTTTCAACTTGTGAAACCGGTGTATGGGTTAATTTTGAAGGATCATCCTTCTTAGTAGCCCATATTTCTAATATGAGGTTTCAAAGAGCTTTGGCTCGACTGCAACAACCTCATAGAAAGAAGATTGAAGCGGGTTCATTGGACCCGCAAGTTCATAGAGAAGTAATTTGCAAGGCAATGGCCGAAGCAATTCTTCTCGATTGGAAGGATGTTGGATCCATTAGAGGCGGGGACGTTGTTAAGTACTCCAGTGCCAACGCTCTTGCAGCTTTGATGGGTAACACTGAATTCCGTGATTTCATCAGTGAATTTGCAACTAACTTGTCCAATTATAGATCTGAGGAAGTTGAAGACTTGGGAAAAGCCTAACGCATTGGGTAATCTGGCAAAAAGAATGGGGTCCGAAAGTTGACAAGCTTACAGAAATTGAAGCTGCAACCGGTAGTACCCCATCTGCTTTACTTAATGCGCCAAAACTAGATGCACTTTGCCAAGAGATAGTTTTTGCATATAACATACTGACCAATAGAAGAACTGTAGGACTAAGTATAAATCCTATACAATTATCTGAAATACAGTCATTCATATCTTTATATGGGAATCCATCTATTCCCGTAGATATTTTCATAGATTTAATAGGCGTTATGGATTCTAAATTTATGAGTCTTAATATAAGTAAATAATGGCTACCAATCTACAAGTCAATGCTAGTACTCAACAGGCCGTTGGAGCTTTTAATGCTCTAGCAGCCTCAATTGCTAATGCGACAAATCAGTTTAATCAACTGAATCGCACTATGCAAAATGGTACTGGTAATGCTAATAGATATGCTAATGCCACTACAGCCATAAATTCTGGATTCAATAATCTAATATCATTAGCCAAAATGGCGGCTAATGTTATGACTACATTGGGTACAGGTATTCAGTTAGTCTTTACATCTTTACTGCGCGAGTTAGATAAGTTACAGGGTTTCAATGCTATAATGTCTGTGACAACTAAAAGCACAGAGGATGTAGCTAATTCATTCGATTTTCTACGTAAAACAGCTGACAGATTAGGTTTACCATTTGACGCTTTAACTAGTAATTACGCTAAGCTAGTTGCAGCATTACCTGCAGGTACTGAAGGGCTACGTACAGCTGAGAAAGCTTTTTTAGGTGTATCTATGGCAGCACGCACTTTGCATGCTACTAACCAAGATACACAGTTAATGTTCTATGCTATTACACAAATTGCCTCAAAAGGCATTGTGTCAATGGAGGAACTTCGCAGACAATTAGGTGAAAAATTACCTGGTGTAATTCAAATAGCTGCGAAAGCTCTAAATACCATTCCGGAAGAATTAGAAAAAGCGATTCGCAAAGGTATTGTATCATCTGAAAAATTCTTACCTATATTTGGCGATGCATTAATCCGTACATTTGGAGATTCATCCCAAAAAGCTTCTGAATCAGTTTCTGCATCTATAAACAGGTTGACAAATGTTTGGGTAGATTTTGTCAAACAAGTATTAGATTCTGGAGCAGGTCAAGCAATTGTAGGCGTATTTGATGCGCTTCGTGAGAAATTAAGCGATCCATATTTGATCCAAAGATTTGCAGAGCTTATCAAGTTTTTGGCTGATAGATTCACGTCATTTATATCCAATTTAACAGCTGATGATATACGAAATGGGTTTGATACATTCACCCATGCTATAGAAGCTGTAATAATTGTGATGGATAAGTTGATTAAAGCTTTTACTTGGGTGATCAATAATGGAGCAAAAGCCGGGGCATTGATTGGGGCAGCAGGTGGTGCAGCTGTTGGAGCAGTGGCTGGACCTTACGGTATGGTAGCGGGCGCTGTAGTAGGCGGTGCAGCTGGAGCATATGCTGGTAGCGCTCTATCACCAAGTGCTGATCAATTAGCTCAGAGAGCTTCTTCAGATTCTATTGCTCGTGAAACACAAGCTCAAAAAGCTCGTGAACAAGCTTTATTGAAGTTCAATGAACTGATACCTTTGTTACAAAAATTTAATGGCTTAAATACTTTGAATGGCTTAGAAAACTTATTCAAAGCTGAAAACCTGAATACTAAGACTTTAACAGATCTCAATACCATACTCAATAGTAAAGATTTTAAGAGTAATGCTGACCGTAATCAAGCTGTAAAAGACTATGCCAAGTATGGAACTATATTAGGATCACAGTCTAACATATTGAAAGATGTGACTACATCTTCTAATAAGAAAACAGGTGAAGAACGTAAATTAGATGCATCATTCAACCGCGCTGTAGGATTAGATGCTAACTTTTTCGATGAATGGAATCGATACAATACCCTGTTTGCTCAAGCTAAATTATCTACTGAACAGTTAACTGAAGCTCAAGCTAAATTGTTAGCCGCTCAACCTTTTATGGAAGAAGCTGCTAAGAAAGAAAAAGATTCTATAGAAGCTTATAATAAGGGTGCACAAGTATCTATAGATTTAGCTTTTAGACAAGTAGCTGTCAAAGAAAAAATAGCTAGACAGCTAGATGATGAACTACGCATGGCAGGAATGCGTCAAGAAGATCAACAACTCGAAGCATCTTATACCCAAGTAATTAATGAGTATAATGATGTTGGAATATCGTTGACTGAAGAACAGAATACCGCATTACGTAATAAGTTAATTTTAATTCAACAAATCAAAGATGTTACAGCAGCCGAGAATGCTGTAATAGCTCAAACTGTTGATAAGTATAAGGCTCAAATTCTTCAACAACAAGCTATTCAAAAGGCATTAAAAGATCCAACGTCAGGTTTAACTCAACAGATGGCTACAGATTTAGTAGTCCAGCAAGATCCTAACATGCAAGGATCTCAGCAATGGATCGATGCACAGAAAAGATCTCTTGATGACTATTATTCATATGTAGATGGGTTACGTAATCGTGATCTGATCAGTAATGAGACTGCTGAACAAGCCAAGGCTAAAGCCAAGTTAACATACAGTAAACAATCCTTAGATCAGGCTTCTGATTTCTTTGGTAATTTAGCTACGCTTTCCGAGTCTGGAAATAAGAAACTTGCTGCAATTGGTAAGGCCGCCGCTATAGCTCAAGCCTCTATAAAGGCTTATGTAGCTATTAATGAGGCATTAGCTAGTGCACCACCTCCACTGAATTATGCTCTTGCTGCTGCAGTAGGTGTAGCAGCATTTGCTAATGTATCAAAAATAGCCGGGTTCCAAGAGGGCGGTTACACAGGTAATGGTGGTACATCTGAAATTGCAGGTGTAACCCACGGTAAAGAGTTCGTAGTAAATGCATCTGCTACATCACGTAATAGATCATTATTAGAGGCTATGAATCGTGGATACGATTTTGATATATCTAAGATGGTACCTAAAGAGGTTCCAGGTTATGCTATAGGTGGATTTGTACAACAAGCTAATTATAATCCTCCGCCAGTGCAAAATGTATTAGCTCAATCTACCTCGCCTAATGTAAGTATTATAGTTAATAACAATGCTCCAGATACTAAAACTACGCGAGAAGAGCGCGATGGACCAAATGGTAAAGAAATAGAAATAACTATCGAAAGAGTGGTTAATAAGAATATTAATACTGGCGGATCCATTGCTTCAACTATGGAATCCAAGTATGGGCTTAACCGTGCACAGTCATTGAGTTATTAATATGGCTACAGGTATTAGATTTCCTGTAGATCTACCTCCACCAAGCCGTGACGGGTATAGCTCTGCTTATGAAGTAAATGTTTCACGTCAAGATCGTGAGATAGGTTCTGCTAGACAACGTAGGACTACCAGAACTCAACCTCGAATAGAATCACTATCTTTTTCATTTACTGAAGCAGAATACTTAATATTTGATACATGGTGGCAAGAAACTATAAAGTCAGGTGAATTACTATTTGACATATTATTGTCGGATGATTTAGGCGGGTTCATTTGGTATACAGCTAGATGGATTAATGACTATGAAGCCTCAATAGATAATTCAAGATACGATTGGAATATAAAAGGTACATTACGATTAATGGGAGCAGGATTTGCAGTTAGAGTTTCTGGTACAGATGAATTACATGGTTTAGCTACATTAACTAGTTTTGGTAAGGGTGGATTAATAGTAGAATCTATTCTTCGAGGTAGATCCACAGTTGAATCTAGTGGTAGAGCTAAGTTCAGTGAAGCTACACTATTAGGTTTAAGTGAGACTGAGTCTAATGGTAGAGGTAAGTTAGGTATGTTGGTATTACACGGTATATCATCT